TAGCTGTACTACTACATCAAGAGCAACATTAGCCCCTATATTAAATGTGTGGTTTTTTCTATCATACATCTTAAGGCCACGCTGAATAAGGTCTTTACTATCTACCTTTAGCGTAGCGTCTGCACGAAGGACATCAGCACCAAGTAAGATGTTACCGCTAGTATCCTGTGCAAATGATTTATTTAATTCTGTGTTAAAGTGCCAGCCCATTGACTGCACTTCCCTGTCTATTGTGTTTAATATAGTCTCTGCTACTTCGGCTTCAACCAAACCAGAAGAAAGGCTGTTGACAGGTGCTTCACCGATTGCAGACAACATAGTGTTTACTGCGTCTAGTTGGGTTGTTTGTGCCATGTTATCACCACTTTACCTTGTTAGCCCAGTATGCTGCGCTACTCTCACCCTTCGCTATATTCTTACGATGTCTAGCTTTGAATGATTTACGTTGTTCAGCGTTTTGGTTAGTCTTAGCACCCTGCTCACCAAACCTAATTAGTTTGGGTTTATCTTTAGTACCTATAAGAACAGCATGAGATTTTGTAGGGTGACTAGGTGTTCTCTTAGGTATTCTTAGACCTTTGAAAGTCTCTCCTGCACGTTCTATACTCATGATTTCTTCCTATACTTGGCCTTACGTGCTTCACTTAAAGCGATAGCAACAGCTTGCTTCTGAGGTTTACCACTAGCCATCTCAGTCTTGATGTTCTGTGATACTGTCTTCTTACTATAACCTTTTTTAAGTGGCATGTCTTACTCCAAAAGAAAAGGAGAGAGGCACTAGTAACCTCTCCCCTTCATTAACTAGGCTTCAGACAGACCAATACAGGCTGCTGGACGCAGGACGTTGTGTCCCATAGCGTACTTAGCAACCATCAGTGTGCCTTGACGATTAATCTGGTACTCAGATTCCATGCCCAAGTCAAGAAGCTTGACAGTAGCAACTGCGTCAGGAGTAAACACGAAGCCCTTGAACTTAGAAGCTTCAGCCACCATGTCACGCCCATCTACAGCAGCAGTAGGCAAGTCATAGTGAGTTGTGCGGCCTGAACCAGCAGTGTTAGCTAGTGGAGCATTGTCAGAAGTCTTACCTTCATTAGCATCGCCAGTAGTGAAGTTCACGTACAGGTTAGATACGTTAGCGTGGTTAGACATAATGATAGGCATACCAGCGATTGAAGGAGCAACGCCAGAAGCGATTGAACCAGCACCACCGAAGTCCTTATTCATGTACACTAGCTTGTTGCCATCAGTCACATCCATCAGCGCATAGTACTGGTCAGGAGCAAGAACAACAGTAGCACCATCAGTAGGTACGTTCTTTACTTCCATCTCTTTACGTGCGTCAAAGATAGCTTTAGCAATCTTAGCTGGGTCTAGTGCATCAGCAGCAGCAGTACCGATGTCCACGTTGTCAGTAAAGTCTTCTTCAGTGAAAGACTTATAATCCTGTACAAGACCAGCAGCGGCTGTTGCGTTAGTTGATAGAGCAGCTTTAACCAGCATACGTGCTACGTTGCGGTCAGCTTCGTTAGCCAACGCAATACCAGCTTCTTTAGAGTAGATGCTGCGTACATCGTAGTGGTTGATTGCTTCATCAATGTTCGCAATGAACTGTGCTGATACGAGCAAGTCATCAATAGTGACGATACGCTCACCTGCACGAATTGCCCCACCAGTAATCTCATTGCCTGGTGTTAGGTATTCAGCAGATGCACGTCCTGTCATTGGGAACGATGCAGATTTACCTTTGGAAATTGTACGAGTACGTACCTTATCCATAAGTACTTTCTTTTCCTCAAAGGCGGTCAGGACTTCCCCAGCATACAGCTTAAGAAAGAGGTCACGAACGTCACCTGAGAGGTTATTTTGACCCTGAAAGCTTACAGTGTAAGCAGGGTTTGATGCGGCTTGAATAGCCATAGTATCACCTCATGTGTTAAAGTTTAAGTTTGTGCCTCAACTTACTATACTTTCTCCAACAGATTGTCCCTCGCAAGGGGTCAGGGGTATTCGTCATTAGTACTTTGAGTAGGGTATTCCCCTTCTAAATACACTACGTGAATGTACTTAGAAGGAGAGGGGGCTTATACATACCCCCACTCCCATGCAACAATTAGAACAGGCTAGAACGAGCCAACTTATCAGCGACTTGTTGCCTGTAGGCAGGGTCTTTAGCGTATCTAGGGTCACTCATAGCAGCGGTGAGTTCCGCATTACTCTCAAAACGCCCACCAGAGGATACAGTACCTGTACCACCTTGCAGTAGCGTAGGCTCTGCCTCTGACCGATAACGTGCGTTAAGACCTTGTATTGCAAGCCTAATCATATTAGGGTCTTGTGTTTCCATCGTTGCGTTGAACGCATCAATCTCAGCTTCAGGTAGGTTATCAGATGCCCATTGTACCATATTAGTGTACTGCTCTGTACCACCTACGATGTCTGTCATCTCAGAAGTAATCTGTGATGCTAGTGCGTTCTGTCCTTCAATCCATGAATCTACAATAGAACGAGAGAAACCTGCTTCTTCCAATGCTGTATAAGCATCATCAGATAGTTCTCCATTCTCTGAGTATTCTTGTTGGAAGACATCAAAGTCAAGTCCTTTGTCATCAAGCAATTCAGATACCTCTGAAGCTGATTCAGTAGGTACTGCTTCTGCTTCTTCAGTCTCTTCTTGCTTCTGAGGTTTACCAAGCTTAGTCTCTAATTCTGAATAAGCTTTAGCCATATCCTCAGGTGACTTGAATTTCTCAGGCAACCAGTCAGGACGTTCCTCAGTTTCTCCACGTTCTTTGTCAAGCATAGCTTGTACGTGTTCCTGAGATTCTGCCTCTGGTTCTTGATAAGTGTTAATAGCTTCTGCCATTTATTACTCCGCTTCTACTGCGCCTTTAGCTAATTGTGGTGCAGCACCTTGTGCCATACCCATAGCTGTCTGTTCTAACATTTGTTGTTGCATCATTTGTTGTTGCATCATCATCTCTTGCTGCTTCTGCTCTGGAGATTTGATAAGACCTGAGGTGTCAATACCCAATGACGCTGCTAATCTGTCAATGTAGTCACCTAAATTCATCTCACTAGCAATCACTTCAGCACCAAGAGGTTGCAAGTACTGTAAGAATGTAGCTAGTTTGTTGAGGTCTTGTCCTCTGCCTAGTGCCTCAATACCAGTAACGACAGTAGGTTTAACACTATCCTTAGGCATCTTTGGCATCTTGCCTTGTTTAACCAGAGAATCTAGTAGCAAGTTGATTAATGGTAATTGAAACTCTTGGGATAGAATTGAGTACACACCACCTAGTGCTGTCTCTAATTCCTGTGCCATGAAGCGTACTTCTTCAGCAGTCACTCGTTCTGCTGGACGTTGTACTGAAGAGTTCAACAGAAAAGCAGCAGCTAGTCTGTCGTTAATCATACGCATAGTTTCTAAGGCAACTCTAAAGTCACCTGATTTCTGTACCTGTAGTGTAGATACATCCTGACTATCACCATTTAGAAACGCACCATTAGGTGCTTTGGCTAAGTCTCTAGTCTTAGTAGTACCATTAGGACGTACCAAGAATAGTACCTTAGATGATGCTGCACTACCTTGTACAATAGCTTGTGTTAAAGCTTCCAAGCTACGTAGGTCACCCATGTATTCTTCAATGAAACCACGTCCATAGTCTTCACCATCAATACGTATAAAACGTAATGGAATGAATGGGTTGTTATCCTTTTTGTATGTACCACGTGAGTTAGGTACTTCTATGCCAGCTACTTCTTGGTAGGTATCATAACCTCTTTCAGTAGTCTTAAGGCAAGTATATAAATCATAGTTCTTAACAGGTGTGTCAGATGGCGGTATTAGTGCCTTGACTGCATCTGGTAACATCAAAGGAGAGATGCTTTCTTTAGTAATGATTTCCAGAAGATTGCCCATAGCGTCACGCTTAACGCAGTAGCGGTCTGGTCTATATACTTTCATTCCACCTTCTTTGGGCATGTACACAAGCGCATTACCAGTTACGATAAGTAGCTTAAGTGCCTCAAAGACAGGAACACGAATTGATTTGCTTTCAATCTCTTGCATAGCTGCACGTTCAATACGTGCTAAGCCCTCTTCTACCTGACCACGATTGTCACCTGCAATAACTTGCAAATCAAAGTCATCAATAGTCAGCCTAAAGAATGGGCTGTTAGGTGGCAGCAGAGCAAGAAGCAATTTAGAAGCGAGGTTATTAACACCCCTTGCCCCAATGCCTTGATATGGTGTAGCATATCTAGTGTTGCTACTATGTCCTTCATCTGGCAAAAGAGTAGGGATTGTTAGCTTTGCTGCTTCACGTCCACGTTCAAGAAACGTGTCACGCTCACTTTCATATCTACTATATAGTTTAGCTAATGTGCCTACATCTTGTTCCATTTAATTATCCCTTCGGAATCTGAAGACCTGATGTACCTTCACCACCTACGTTAGCTGCTGCTGGTTGTGACACTAGCGCACGTTTGCCTCTACGTCTACGTTTTGTAACATCACCTTTAGTTTCAATAGTTGTTGCTACTTCTTCTTCCATAGGTCTTGGTGCTGCTGTTGCTGCGGCTGGTGGTGGAGGCGGTGGTGGTGCTGGTGTACTTTTTCTGCTAAAACCACCCATGCTATTGCCCCTTAGGAATCTGTAGACCAGCACCTGTTTGTGGTACTACGCCTGTTTGTTGTTGTGTTACGTCTGTGCGTAAGGCTCTCTTGCCCTTCTTCTTTCTAGCTGCTGCGGTCTGTACTTCAGTGTCTTCTAATTCCAATTCAGGTGTCTTAGTGACAGCAGTAACAGGACGAGCAGGTGCAGGTAAAGGAGCAGGTGTGCGGCTTCCGCCCATTAATCCACCCATATTATTCTTCCTCAAAATCTTGTTGTTGTAGTTCTCTTAACTTGTCTATCACAGATTGTTGGCCTCTGAGAAAAGCTAATTCCTCAGAGGTAATCTGTGTAAGCGGTAGTTTGTTAGGATACAACTTGTACAAGTAGTTAAGAAGTCCATCTGTAATGTTAAAATCGTTACCTAATACTCTCATAATAAACAAACTTTCGCTAATATTGTAACTTTAGATTTCACAAATGCCAGCAGTACAAGCAAGTTCCTGAGAAGATGTAGTATTATCAAGCACTTCTGTGTACTGAGAGAAGTCTACACTAGGCATACCTGATAACAATTCATGGTATTTTTCCTGTGTAATCTCTTCGTATGGTGCTTGTGCATATGTATGATTATCATCCTCACGTGGTAGGAAGGACACACCACATACTTCATCCCAGTGTTTCCATACCCATGCGCCTACTTCAGCCCACTCTTCTTCACCTACATAGATGGTTACTGATGGGTTGTGGTCAGTCCAATGCTGGCGATAGGTAAGCCATAATTCAAGATGGTCTAGTGCAGAGATGTCATGACGTGTTAAGCTATTCTCGCTTGATGCCATAGGAAAACTAAACACTAGGTTCTGTGGATTGTACACATCAGTCTCACATGGTACGCCTTGTTCCTGCATCCAAGATGCTAAAGGGTCTTTGACATCTGCGCGTACTCTGCGTATGTAATACTTAGCATAGCGTGGGTGAATACCACTACCACTGTTTACTAACTGTGATACTGTACCTGATGGCTTAACTGTAGTGATAGCCTTTGATGCTGGTATGCCCAGCTTCTCAGCCCACTCCTTGTTTACCTCACGTGTAACCTCACGTAGTTGTTGTAGAGTGCCAGCCAGTACACCACTAGAATACTCATCTTGACCTGACATAATCTTATGGTCAAAGATACCAGTCAGTGATACACCAAGTAGTCTCTCTTCTTCTGAGTTCTTCTTCCACTTAGGTGATAGATACTTAAAGTCAACTAGTGCTGACTGTATTGTACCAATGATAGTGGCTATCTCTACCTTACGCTTCAGGTCAGCAACACCATCAGTCTCACGTATGATAACCTCAGATAGATTACAGAACTGTTTACTGCGTAGGCTAATCTCACCACATGGGTTAGTACCAAAGTCATCACGAGGCTCACGTCCAATATCTACAGCCTTCTGCTTGGCTGCTTCACGATTGAAGATACCACGCTCACCTGACTTTGATTCATACACAGCAGTCCACTCACGCAGAAAGCTACCCATGTCAGGCTTCTCAGTAAATGAGATAGAGTTATTAGCATAGCTTCTGTTTACTTGGTCATTCCACCAGTTACCCATCTTAGCATGGCGCATCCTGTCATCGCTCAGATTAGATAGACTAATCATAGCTGACCTACGTACACCGCCT